CAGTGACAGTATTTATCGTGGAGCTAGCAGGCTAACAGCTTGTCAAGAAAATATAAATATCTTGTACAGCATGCAGGAGTTTCAGCAAAAGTTTTTTGACAACGGCACTGTGTTTGGCCTAGTGCTTACCAGTGAAAACACACTAAGTCCAGCAGCCAAAGAAAAAACCTTAATTTACTGGCAGCAGCGATATAATGCTAAAAGTGGTGGTAAGCGACCTATTATACTAGACAGTGGATTAAAACCACATAAACTGTCAGATCAAAGTTTCAGCGATTTAGATTTTGATCAAGCAATAAAAACACACAGCGAACGCATAATGACAGCTGTAGGTGTACCACCTATACTGTTGCAAGGCGGCAACAATGCTAATATTAGTCCCAATCTTAGATTGTTTTACCTAGAAACAGTGCTACCACTAACCAGACTGTATATTAGTGCAGTAGAGCGATACTTTGGCTATGATGTAGAAGCAATAACCAGCAGCGTTAGTGCACTGCAGCCTGAGCTTAAAGACATAGCAAGCTATCACGCTAGCTTAGTAAACGGCGGTATTATAACACCAAATGAAGCCAGAATAGAATTACGGTATCCCAAACTTGATGGTCAGGATACAATTAGAATCCCTGCTAATATAGCAGGTTCAGCAGCCAATCCGTCTATAGGCGGTAGGCCACAAGCAGCTAAGGAGTAGTATGGACGTTAAAAATAAAGTTATTTACTTTAATTCCAGGTTTACTACCAAAGCGGCCAATGAGGAATCTGATGCTATAACCATTGAAGGTTATGCTTCAACAAATGATGTTGATAGGGTAGGCGATGTAGTACCTACTAGTGTATGGGAAAAGGGTTTAGCAAATTACCTTAAAAATCCTATTATACTAGCCTATCACAATCATCAGATGCCTGTAGGTAAAATGGTTGAACACCGTGTAGATGAGCGGGGACTGTGGATCAAAGCCACTATCTCGGATGCTGCAGACAATGTGTATAAACTAGTTAAAAAGGGAATCCTAAGTGCCTTTAGTATTGGGTTTAGGGTCAAGGATGCCGAGTATAACAGCGCCGCAGAAGTATTTTTAATCAAAGACCTAGAATTACATGAGATTAGTGTGGTTAGTATTCCTGCTAATCAAAACACGCTTTTTAGTCTATCCAAAGCATTTGATACTGCCGAGGAATTTGAGTTATTTAAACAGCAATTTGCAGTTAGTGATCAATCAGCTAAAGGGCTTGATAATCACGCGGTAGCAAATAGCGCAAACGAGAGGAAATGGAACATGGATCCAAAAGAACTAGAACTTATGTTAGCTAAAGCTACAGCGCAAGCTGCTGAGCAAGCTGCTAAAGCTGTTGTAGAAGCACAAGCTAAAGCACTAGCAGAAAAAGCTGCTCAAGAAAAAGCAGAACTAGAGCTACAAGCAAAAATCAAAGCAGCTGTTGCCTCAGTGCAAACAGTTGACACAGGTGCAGAGCGCCTACTAGCCGACGTTGAAAAGCGTCTTAACGAACAAGCTGAAAGCCACAAGAGTGCGCTTGAGGGCTTAGAAACTGCTCTAAAAGAAAAAGCTGCTGAACTAGAAGCTATTCAAAAGAGCCGTATGCAGTTTACTGACAAGCGCGATGGCGAAGGCGCTACATATGCAGAAAAAGAAGCTGCTGTGTTTATTAGCAAAATCACTGGTAAAGGTATTGAAGATACCAAGTATGCTAAAAGCCTAGCACAAAAGTACGCTAGTGGTGGTACAGCTGGTGCTGCTGGTAGCGGTGGTGGTCATGGTGCATCAGTTCGTCTACCCAGCCAAACTTGGGAACTAGAAGTTAGCACAAACATTGAAAACGAAATTCGTCGTCAACTAGTAGTTGCTGGTACAATCCGTCAGATTGCAATGCCACAGCCTTTTATGAAGCTGCCTATTAATCCAGATGCTGGTGCAGATGCAACCTGGGTAGCTAACACAAGCTATGGTGCTACAGCTAGCAGTGGTGACGAAAGAAAGCATGCGCTAAAAGAAATCACAATCGAAAGCGCAAAACTAGCTACTAAAGAGTATATTGCGTTTGAAGAAGAGGAAGATGGTCTTATCGCTATTGTTCCACTAATTCGTGATGCTATTAGTCGCCGTATGGCTAAAACACTAGACAGAGCCATGTTACTAGGTAACGGTACAGGTGCCGTTGCTGCTGGTGGTCAAGTTACTGCTCTACTAAAAGGTTTCAGTGCTTATGACTTAGCTGCAACATCAAGTCCTACAGTTGCAGTTGG